CACCAATAAGGCAAGCAATGTCGCGCGCTTCATTCCAGGTGCGGATACTAATTGCGTCACCCTGCCAGTCTTGAACCGCAAGTAAACCTGCTTCTAAATCAATGCATAGGGTTGGTTCATCAAGCGTTGTAAGTAGCCGAGTTTTGCCGATTCCAAAGCCACCAAAGATCACCATTTTGACGCCGGTTTGTTGTTTTAAACGCTCATCGGCGCTGATAATTTTCATGCTCATTGGTCGTTACCTCCATCGATAATTTGAAATTTTGGTTTGCCTAAATGGACGCTCCTTGCCTCATCAAAGAATTTGCGAAGGTCATCAGACCAGCTCAGGTATTTGCGCTCATCAACGGCATAGGTGGCTTTGACGTAGTGTTTGCGTTCACCGGCGGGGATTTTGTCGATAATGGTTTCGAGTTTTTCTTGATCCCAAACCACCTTCTTAGGCATTTCAGCAACAATGGTGTAAACGCCGTCATCAAAGCGAATGGTGCCCGTATCCCTGCCGTCTAGCTTTAATTTGTCCTGCGCTGCTTGGCTGAATTTAAGATTGAGGCCGTCTTCTAAAAGGGTTTTGCGCTTTTTAAGGCACTCAGCCATTTCATTCAGTCTTTCCATCAGCGAGCGCAAATCTTCGGAAGAAAGCTGGCTGATTTCAGTCGGTTTAGCTTCATCTAGAAACGATAGTAGTATTAAATTTTGCATACAGTTCTCCTTGGTGTGGTTGTTATATTCCGCATTGGGGAAAAAATTGTTCGCACCTTCTGATGTAGACAGAGTTAAGAAAAAACATGGGCCGCATGAGCTCTAAATCCCGGTAAATAGCGGCTCTGGAGCGCCCGCTCATGTGCGATACTTCGGTGATGGTGAAGATTTTTAGCTGCTCACAAAGCGTTTGAAAGCTTTCCGGCAATTGATCAATCGCCTTACTCACATCAATGCGAATGCTGATCTCATCTTCAAAGCAATGATCATCTGCCAAATAATCCATAAGGGTTTGGCCATTCTCATCTTCTTGATCCAAAGACAAAGTTTGGGTTTTACCGCCCCGTTTGATGCACATTTGTTTGTGAATCAAATTATTGCTGCGACGGGTCAGAAGTTTATCGACAAAGGTTGCAAGGCTACTTTTTGAGCGGTCAAACTTGGATAAAGCCGGCCAAATCTCAAGCAATAAGTCTTGCTCAATGTCCTCTATTTCCTGTGATTCAAAGCATTTCATTTGCTTTAAACGCCAGGCATGGTATTTCAGTTGTTTGACGATCTCAGGCTCTAAACCTGAGTAATTATTACGTGATCTCATATGAAGCCTCCTTGATTGGTTCATGCTTCAAGGATGCGATTTTTGGAGGGTTTTCTGACCGATTGCTCCTAAATCAAATAAGACCGCGGGCAATTGTAAGGGCCTTAAAATAAGCCCACTCCAAAACATAGAATCAGACTTCTAGAAAATTAAATAAGATCACTCGGATGAGATGTTGGAATGGGATTGGATGGCGAAAGAATTATCAGGTGAGATTGGTGCTGTGAGCTTTCGATAAAAATAATTTTTAAGCTCATTTGCCACATGGCACTGGTGTTGTGAATTTTAAATGACAGGCGCTTTTGAGGTCATTCACCTTATGGCATTGGCAATATGAGTTCTAAATGAGGGGTGATTTTTGTAAATCTAGACCCAGATTTTGTAAATCTAGAATCTGCAGAAATCTAGAAATCCAGGTAAATCAAGGGTTTGAGGGCTGTTTCTAGATTTACAAGAAATCTAGACGCGGGTCTTGGAAATCTAGCGCAAACCCCTGATTTTACTAGGGTTTCAGAAGATTTCTAGATTCGGGAGAAACTCCCTATATATAAATATATAGGGTAAGTGACCCTGACGGGCACTTGCCCCGATATTTATAAAAGGTATTTCGCGCGCGTAAAAGTTCCCCCTTCTAACTTCATATTTTTGCGAACACAACTACAAACAAAGCTGAACATAAACACCAGAAAATAAATTTTGCGAATAGCATTTCTTGGATGGTGAATATGGAAAACACCTTGGCTTTAGATTTAGGAACGCAAACCGGATGGGCTTTGCTGAGTGATGGACGCGTCTTCAGTGGCAGTGAGAGCTTTCATACATCGCGCTTTAGTGGGGGTGGTATGCGTTTCTTACGCTTTCGCCATTTTTTGGATTCCCTCAAACAAAAAGTGGACATCAAGGCTGTCTATTTTGAAGAAGTACGTAGGCATTTAGGCGTGGATGCAGCACATACCTACGGCGGGTTTTTAGCACATTTAACAGCTTGGTGTGAAGATCAAGAAATCCCTTATCAAGGGGTTAGCGTTGGGACGATTAAGCGTCATGCCACCGGTAAAGGTAATGCCAGCAAGGAAGAGGTTATCGCAGCTGTTAAAGCCAAAGGATTTAATCCGGTGGATGATAATGAAGCCGATAGCCTGGCATTACTGCTATGGGCACAAGACAACATGGGAGCAAAATGATGAACGGCAAACGATTACTGGAACAATCCATCTCAACCATTGAGGAACGGCAGAAGACTTACGGCTCACCCAAAGAGAATTTTGAGCATATTGCTAAACGCTGGTCGCTAATCCTTGGCACAACCATTACGCCCGCTCAAGTCGGCTTGATGATGCTGGATTTAAAGATTGCACGATTACAGAAGAACCCTGGGCATTACGATAGCCTGGTTGATGTTGCGGGGTATGCCGCGTGTTTGAGTGATCTTCGATGAAATATTTTTTCTTTAGTCGGACACATCTATGCATAACAGTGAATATAACACCTATCAGCAATACCAAAGGCCCACTGCAATGAAAAAAATATTTTCAGTTTTGCGGACGGATCATGTGGTGTTGCTGAATATAACTACCAGAGACAATTGGAGCATTCATCAGCCAAAAAATATTTTGCAAAAAAGTTGCAAATATGCGGACGAATGAAAGCTCAAAGCTGAATAGAGTTGATATGAAAGAAATTCAAATAAGAAAGGGTGACAAGGTCATGGGTTAGATAACGCTGTAAGTCTTAAAAATGCAACTGAATATTCTCATCGTCCTGGTATTGGTATGCACGGGTCCTTCCCCATACCTATGCCATGCGGGTGGCAAAGCCCCGGGATTTTACTAGCGTTAGAATTGGCCCAAACCTTGACACTTGACACAAATATTAAGGAACGGGTGCGCTTATGACTGAACTTCAAATCCAACATATCCCAATCGACAATCTTATCGCATACGCCCGCAATCCCCGCAAAAATGATGCGGTGGTTGATAAAATGTGTGCCTCCATCAAAGAATTTGGTTTTCGTATCCCCGTCATTGCTAAAAGTGATGGCAGCGTTATTGATGGCCATTTACGCCTTAAAGCTGCTAAAAAACTGGGTTTACAATTAATCCCGGTGATTTTAGCCGATGATTTAAGTGATGCCCAAATCAAAGCCTTTAGATTGCTTGCCAATCAATCGGCTAATTGGGCGGATTGGGACGAAGATTTACTCAAGCTTGAACTGGAAGATTTGCAGGCACTTAATTTTGATCTGGAATTAACCGGGTTTGATTTTGATGAAATACAAAAGCTGCTGGATGCAACCGATATTGATCTTGAGAAACCTGCTGAAGCCGATTCAGTTGATTCGACAGATAATGTCCTAGTCATCAGCAAGCCCGGTGATTTATGGATTTTAGGTGAGCACCGATTGTATTGTGGTGATAGCACCCTAATTGATTCCTACAAAATTGTTTTAGAGGATGAACAAGCCGATATCACTGTGTGTGATCCACCTTATAACGTCAATTATGGCGCCAGCATCAAAGATACACTGCGGAACAAATCCCGTGAAAACAAACACAAAATCTTGAATGACAATCTTGGAGAAGGCTTTGAAAGTTTTCTCTATGACGTCTGCTCTAACATCATTATGAACACCAAAGGCGCCATTTATATGTGCATGGCAGCCTCAGAACTTGCTGTGTTACAAAAAGTATTTAAACAAGTCGGTGGTCATTGGTCTACTTTTTTGATTTGGGCTAAAAATCATTTTTCTTTGGGTCGCGCTGATTATCAACGGCAATATGAACCTATTCTTTATGGCTGGCGTGAAGGCGCTGATCGCCATTGGTGTGGTGCCCGTGATCAAGGCGATGTCTGGTTTATTGATAAACCCAACGCTAATAATTTGCATCCCACCATGAAGCCAGTGGCACTTATGGAGCGTGCTATCACGAACAGTAGCAAGGTGGGCGATATCGTTCTTGATCCCTTTGGTGGTTCTGGTACAACACTCATGGCCGCAGAACGCACCAAAAGACGCTGCCGGATGATTGAGCTTGATCCAAAATACATCGATACCATCATTAGGCGATTCCAGATGCAAACTAAATCAAAGGCCATTCATGCTAGCACTCGAAAGACCTTTGATGAACTATGTACGTGATAGCTTATGGAACTCATCAAGCAATCGCAGTGGGCAAAGCGGCATGGATTCTCAAGGCAATATGCAGGTCAACTTGTACAAAGTGGCCTCATTCATTTGGTTGATGGTCTTGTAGATGTAGAACAAGCAGATGCTGCTTTGGCGGTCATGCGTGATCCAAGTCAACCTGAGCGACGCAAAAGTACCTCTGATGTAACTGAGCTTTCAACACTTCTCCTTAAAACCCGCATCAAAAATGAAATGGAACGCGGCAAGCTTTTGGAAGCCCGCGCCAAAGCAGAAATTGGAGCTCTGGTTTCAGTAGAAGACGTCAAAGTATCCGCCTTCAACAAAGCCAGAATCGTACGTGATAGCTTGATGAATATCCCTGATCGCCTTGCCTCGCTTTTAGCATCTATCGATGATTCCCATAAAATTCATGAGGTGTTATTGCAAGAAATTCGAACCGCATTAGAGGAGATCAGCCGTGATACTTGAAGCTTATCAAACCAGTTTTAATGCCGGGCTTCGGCCTGATCCGCTACTCAAAGTCTCTGAATGGGCTGATGGTTTTCGCATGTTATCGCAAACCGCGTCCTCTGAACCAGGCAGATGGCGCACCGAACGCACACCTTATTTAAAAGAAATCATGGACGCCTTATCACCATCATCACCAGTTGAAAAAGTGATTTTTATGAAAGGCGCACAAATCGGTGGCACTGAGGCCGGCAATAACTGGATTGGCTATATCATTGATCAAGCGCCCGGTCCTATGTTGGTTGTTCAGCCCACCGTTGAAATGGGTAAGCGTTGGTCCAAAGGACGTTTAGCACCACTCATCGATGACACACCTACCTTACGCGATAAAGTCAAAGACCCACGATCTCGCGATTCAGGCAACACCGTCCAAAGCAAAGAATTTACCGGCGGCATCGTTGTGGTGACCGGTGCCAATAGTGCTGTTGGGTTGCGTTCTATGCCGGTTAGGTATTTATTCTTAGATGAAATTGATGCTTACCCGGGTGATGCTGACGGTGAAGGTGATCCTGTCTCCCTTGCTATTCAACGTACTGCAACCTTTGCTAGGCGCAAAATTTTACTCGTCTCAACGCCAACCATTCAAGGCTTAAGCCGAATTGAGCGGGAGTTTGAAGCTTCCGATCAACGTTATTACTGGGTGCCATGCCCACATTGTAATACGTTTCAAATTCTAAAATGGCCCCAAGTACAATGGGAAGGTGATCCCTCAAATGCTCATTACGTTTGTATTGAATGCAAAGAGAAAATCCAAAATCATCAAAAAACATGGATGCTTGCAAATGGCCAGTGGCGTGCATTCGGCGAATCAAATGGTAAAATTGTCGGTTTTCATATTTCCAGTTTGTACAGCCCGGTTGGGTGGTTAAGCTGGGGGCAAGCTGCGCAAAATTTCTTGCATGCCAAAGAAAATGAACAACTACTTAAGGTTTGGGTAAATACCACCTTAGGTGAAACCTGGGTTGATAAAGGTGAGGCACCAGATTGGCAACGTTTGTTTGAACGCAAAGAAAATTACTCAATCGGTACTGTTCCTTATGGAGGTCTTGTTTTAACGGCGGGTGTTGATATTCAAAAAGACCGCATTGAAGTTGAGATTGTCGCATGGGGTAAAAACAGAGAGAGTTGGTCGGTTGATTATCGCATCTTTGATGGCGACCCTGCTAAATCCAGTACTTGGCAGCATCTTTCCACATTGATGAGCACTTTATTCCCGAGCGAAGACGGCTTAGATCGAGGAATTTCCATGATGGCTGTTGATGCCGGTTATGCCACTCAAGAAGTCTATGGTTGGATTCGAAGTTTACCTCCCGGGCGAGTCATGGCTGTAAAAGGTGTTGATAAAGCACTTGTGCCGCTTGGAGCGCCAAGCCGTGTAGATGTAACTGTGCTCGGTCAAAAGCTCAGACGCGGCGCCAAGCTTTGGCCCGTGGGTGTCTCGGTTTTAAAGTCAGAGCTTTATCATGCACTTAAGCTTTCTCAAGGGGATGAGGGTTTTCCACCAGGTTACTGTCATTTTCCAGCTTACGGACCTGAATATTTTAAGCAGCTCACCGCTGAGCAACTGGTGACCAAAATTAGCAAAGGCTATCCAAAACGTGAGTGGCAAAAAATCCGTGAGCGTAATGAAGCGCTGGATTGTCGAGTCTATGCTAGAGCCGCAGCCATCGCTATTGGCGCAGATCGCTGGAATGAAAATAAATGGAAAAGTCTTATGGGATACAAAAAATATCCCAATCCTGAATATAACCCTCCAAGAGAACCTATGCGTCCCGCAAAGTCGCAAGGAAGACCACGTGTGGTTAGAAGCCGTTTTATGGGATAGAACACCATGTATACAGAAGATGATTTAGCGCAAATAGAACAAGCGATTACCAAGCTACAAAAAGGCGAGCGCGTAGTTTCTGTTGCCTATGGCGATCATATTGTCAAATACGCGGAGGTTGACTTGAGCGACTTGCTTAATTTGCGGCAGCGTATGAAATCAGAACTTAAAGTTGCAGGTGTTTCCTCTAAAAGACGCATTACTTTTGCCACACATAAGGGGATTTGCTGATGCTGCTAAAATCATTCGCACAACTTTTCAAACGCCCCAAAAGCAAAGCATCCGCCTGGGATGCAGCAGGTTCTGGCAAGCGCCTAACCTATTGGCAGCCCGAAAATAGCGCGATCAATAGCCTTCTTGGTAATCATCTAGAAACACTGCGTAGCCGCGCGCGAGATATGGTACGCAAAAATCCTTATGCTTCCAATATTATCGAAACACTGGTGAGTAATGCTGTTGGCACCGGTATCAAACCGCAATCCAAAGCTAAAAATGCAGAGTTTCGTAAAGCGGTACAGGCATTATGGCTACGTTGGTCGGATGAGGCGGATAGCCATGGCGTTAATGATTTTTACGGTCTACAAGCCTCTATTTGTCGCAGCATGATTGAAGGCGGCGAATGTTTTGTGCGTTTTAGAGTTAGACGCCCTGAAGATGGATTATCCGTTCCCCTGCAACTGCAAGCCTTGGAATCCGAACATCTTGATACCTCCGTGAATCGCATTTTAGTCACAGGCAATATGGTTCGAAACGGTATTGAGTTTAATAAACTCGGCCAAAGAGAAGCATATTATCTGTTCCGCGAGCATCCCGGTGAAAAGTTACTTGTCTCAAACGGTGAATCTGTCCGCATTCCTGCTTCTGAAGTCCTGCATATTTATAAACCCTTGCGTCCCGGTCAAATTCGAGGCGAGCCTTGGCTGAGCCGTGTGTTACTGAAACTTTATGAGCTGGATCAGTATGATGATGCAGAGCTGGTGCGCAAGAAAACGGCCGCTATGTTTGCAGGGTTTATCACTCGTCTTGATCCTGAAGCCAACATGATGGGTGAAGGTGCTGCCAATGAACAAGGGATGGCCCTTGCCGGACTTGAGCCTGGCACCATGCAGCTACTGGAACCCGGTGAAGATGTAAAATTTTCTAATCCTTCGGATGTTGGAGCAAATTACGAAGCCTTTATGCGTCAGCAGCTCAGAGCTATTGCCGTTGGGATGGGCATTACCTATGAACAGCTGACAGGTGATTTAACCAACGTCAATTATTCCTCAATTCGCGCTGGCCTCATTGAATTTCGTAGGCGCTGCTCCACTTTGCAACATCATGTGATGGTGTTTCAATTTTGCAGACCTGTTTGGAATCGCTGGATTGAACTGGCTTTACTTTCTGGCGCCTTACCTTCTCAAGACAAAGATACTTCTATCAAAGACGTCAAATGGATACCCCAAGGTTTTGACTGGGTTGATCCACTCAAAGATCAACAAGCACAACAAATGGCAGTGCGTAATGGCTTTAAAAGCCGCAGTGAAGTGATCTCAGAACTTGGCTATGACGCCGAAGAAATTGATCAAGAAATTGCAGCCGATAACAACAGAGCTGATGAAGCGGGATTTGTTTTAGATTCTGATCCACGACATACAGCGCCGCCTAAAAAACGAGGTTTTTAATGAATGATATCTACTTAAAATTTGCTATGAAACCAATGATGCTCGAACGCCGTAGCTTTGAGTGGTTGGCTGCTCACATGAGCTCAAACAAGGCTTTTAAACTTGCAAAGCCTTCATTAGTAAAGGGTGCTAGCAATGGCATGGCCATCATTTCGATTCACGGCATTTTAACCAAACGATCAGGCGTATTTGATGGTATGTTGGGGATGACTTCTTATGATGAGATTCAAAAACAGATCAGCGCTGCTTTGGCGGATGATGCGGTACAAACGCTTTTGCTCGACATTGATAGTCCCGGCGGCGAAACCAGTGGTCTCTTTGATTTAGCTGATTTTATTTATCAAGCGCGCAGCCAAAAGACTATTTGGGCCATGTGTAATGATGAAGCCTATTCCGCGGCTTATGCTATTGCATCCAGTGCTGAGAGGGTTTTTATCAACCGCACTTCCGGTGTTGGCAGTATTGGCGTGATTGCCACTCACATGGATCAAAGTGCCTTTGATGAAAAACAAGGCGTCAAATACACCACCGTTTTTGCCGGTAATCGTAAAAATGATTTAAATCCCCATGAACCCTTAACTTCTGAATCAATGCAAACACTGCAAAGTGAAGTCAGCAGGTTATATGACATGTTTATAGAGCTGGTAGCCCGTAATCGAGGTCTTACAACAGAAGCCGTAAAGGCTACGGAAGCCGGTCTTTATTTTGGTCTTGATGCCATTCAAACAGGACTTGCGGACGAAATTCTCACCTTTCCTGAATGTATTCAAAAGGCAGCCAATCAATCTTTTATAAGGACCATAGCTATGACTGAAACATTACCGACCATTAATCCAGAAGAATTACTCACACAAGGGAAAATCCAAGGACGCAGCGAATATCAGGCGGAGGCTTTAGAGCTTTTTCGTTTATGCAAACTCTCGAAGATGCCTGAAAAACTCGGAGATTTTATTGAGCAAAATATCCCGGTTAACGAAGCACGCGAGCAGCTTATGCAGTTACTCGCTGATCGTACCGGCACTGAAATCTTGAGCACTGTGAGCCTTGAGCCAACCCCTCAAGAAAATCCAGTGATCCAAGCTGCTAAAGCTCGTAGTCACATGAAACTAACCGCATAAATGGAGGAAACCCTTATGACCGTTGCCATAGAACAAAACAATTTAGGAGATCTTCTCAAGTTTGAAGCTCCTAATCTTTATTCCCGTGAAGAGATAACCGTTGCTCAGGGGCAAAAACTAGCCCTTGGTGCCATTATCGGCCAAGACAGTGAAACCGATGTGATTAAAGCATTAAATCCTGCTGCCACAGACGGCACACAAAATGCCCTTGGGGCTTTGATTGCTGAGGTGGATGCAACAAGTGGCAACACGAAAGCCGTGATTGTGACACGTGATGCGATTCTTGCCGATCACGCTGTTGTTTGGCCATCTGCAATCACACTTGAACAAAAAACCGCTGCAATCAAACAGCTTGAGGCACGCGGCGTTATTATTCGTAAGGGGGTATAATTTATGCCAATTTTTAATCTAGAGGGGCCATTCTCACATCCGGCATTTAATATGGCAGCCTTAACAGCTTCCATTAATTTATTGCCAAACACCTATGGTAGGACAGAATCATTAGGTTTATTTCCGTCAAAATCAGTACGCTTTAGGCACATCGCTATTGAAGAGCGCAATGGCGTCTTAAGCTTGCTTCCAACAGCAAGCCCAGGTGCACCCGGTACTGTTGGTAAACGCGATAAACGAAAAGTCAGAACCTTCACCATTCCGCATATACCTCATGATGATGTGGTTTTGCCAGAATAAGTACAAGGTATCCGTGCTTTTGGTACTGAAAATGAGCTGCAAGCCATTGCAAATGTCATTACCGATCACCTGCAATCTATGCGTAACAAGCATGCCATTACTTTAGAGCACTTAAAGATGGGCGCTTTGAAAGGCATTATTTTGGATGCTGATGGTACGGAGCTTGTAAATCTCTATAACGAATTTGAAATCACACCAAAAGTCGTAAGCTTTGCATTAGGCACAGCTGGCACTGATGTGAAACGCAAATGCATTGAAGTTTTGCGCCACATTGAAGATAACCTGCGCGGTGAATTCATGACAGGCGTTCATGCACTGGTTAGCCCTGAATTTTTTGATGCCTTAACCTCACACGCCAAAGTCAAAGAAGCCTATGACAGGTGGCAGGAAGGTGCAGCTCTTCGCAATGATATGCATTCAGGATTTACCTTTGGCGGCATAACTTTTGAAGAATATCGCGGCCAAGCAACTGATCCTGATGGCAACGTCAGACGCTTTATTGCCCAAGATACAGCGCATTGCTTTCCGATAGGTACTGCTGAGACTTTCTCAACTTATTTTGCACCGGCTGATTTTAACGAAACCGTCAACACATTGGGGCAGCCACTTTATGCCAAACAAGAGCCAAGACGCTTTGATCGCGGTACGGATTTACATACTCAGTCTAATCCATTACCAATGTGTCATCGCCCGGGAGTGCTTGTAAAACTTACGGTATAAGCCATGAGTTTAACCAAAATGTTTGAAGATTGTTTTGCACATTTAGGGAAAGAGGCACAATACCAGAGTTCTGGGTCTGCCCCTTTTCCTATTCGTGTTTTAATCAAACAACCCGATACTGCTTATGAAATGGGTGATGGGCAAGTGATTGGTCATATGGCGATATTTGAAGTGCGTATCCGTGAATTGCCTTTCCCGAAAGTCGGTGATCAACTGATTATTGCAGGCAATCGCTATAAAATCTTTGCTGAACCTCTGCGGGATGCCTCCAATACCATTTGGGAAATAACAGCTATGGTAATGGAAGGTTAGTATGTCCACTTTTACCTTGGATGTTGCAACATACGGCGATATCGACCAAATCATTGCTTCAATGCATGGCACCGAAGCGCAAGTTAAGTTGGCTTCTATGCGCGCTCTCAATAAAACCGCTCTTTGGCTAAAATCCCAAAGCGTGAAAGAAATCAGCGCACAGAAAAAACTGCAACAAAAAATTATCCGAGATCGTCTTAATGTCATCAAGGCAAGCACGAGCTCACTTAAAGTATTGGTAGTGGCTAGCCTTTACGGCATAAAAGCTTCTCTTATTGGTAATATGAGGCAAACTTCAAGCGGTGCCAAAGCAGGTAAAATGGAATTCAAGGGCGCTTTTGTGGCAACAATGCCTACAGGTCACCGGGGTATTTTTAAACGCAAGCGCGCCTCAAGGCTTCCTATCCGTGAAGTCGTACTACCGCTTGAACCTGTCGCTTCTAATATCATTAAAAGCTTCGTGGATTCAGGTGCTGGAGAAAAATTCATTCAATATTTTCGCCATGAACTAGGCTTTATTTTAAAGGTGAGCCTATGAATTTTTGGGAAGAATTACATGTTGCCATCACTACCGTTTTAAAACGCGAGATACCGGAAATTCAAACTTGTGAATCTTATCCGGTGATCAAAACAGCGTTATTAGCACCGGCTGTTTTGATAGAACTGGCAAGTTTTGAACCGGGCAATGATCCAGGCACCGGTGAAATTGCCTTGCGCGCTCGATTTGAAGCAAGAGTTATTGTGGATAGTACCATCCCCAATGCCGCTTTTGCTGTAAGGGCTTTGGTGAGTGAAGTTGCCAGAGTGATCCATCAAAATTCATGGGGGATGAATGTATCACCTGCTGAATTTTTAGGGGCTAGTCCCGATGGTTTCAAACCTGATCTTGATGCCTACATGGTGTGGACCATTGAATGGGTGCATGAAATCCACCAGGGGGATTCAGTTTGGACACCAAGCGGCATTCAGCCACACACCATTTATGTGGGTATCGCTCCGGAAATCGGCGCTGCCCATGAACCAAAGTATGTAGAGGTTCAACGTGGAGAGTTTTAGTTTTTCAGAACTGGACCGAAAATTGGCTAATCTTATCAGGCTTGGAACTGTGAAGGAAGCTGATTACAAAAAAGCCCGTGTGCGTATTCAGATTGGAAAAATCCTAACCGATTGGCTGCCTTGGGTGACTTCTCGTGCGGGGCAAGACAGAAATTGGTCAGCGCCCAGCGTGGGTGAACAGGTTGTTTTGTTATCGCCATCTGGTGAAATGGCACAAGGTGTTGTGATTCCTGCTATTTATCAGCAAAAACACCCTGCGCCCAGTGATAAAGAAACTGATGCCACTTTGGTTTTTCAAGATGGTAGCAAAGTTTTGTATGACAAAGAAAAACATCACTTGACTGTCTCAGTTGTGACATATGGAACCTTAACGCTGAAGATAGGTGAATCGAGCCTTGAGATGAGCAAAGATGGCATCAAGCTCAAAGCAAAACGAATTGATTTGAATGAATAATATGCCAGGAATCGTAAGACTTAATGATCAATGCACCGGCCACAGCTGTTATCCGCCCAGACCTTGCATTACCGCAAGTAATGATGTGTTTGTTGAGGGTAAAGCCGTCCACCGCGAGCAAGATAAATGGGCCATGCATGCGTGCCCCAATACGCCGCCTCATGATGGCGTGCTCGCTAAAGGTTCAAGCAACGTCTATGTCAATGGAAAAGCCATTGCGCGTATTGGTGATCCCATTGCTTGTGGTTCAAAAACGCTTGGTGGCAGCCAAACTGTTTTTGCGGGGTAAATTATGCGTGGAATGAACGGCAGAAGCGGCAAAGAATTAACGGGCCTTGAGCATCTCAAGCAATCGATAGTGGATATTTTGACCACACCGATAGGGAGCCGAGTGATGCGCAGAGATTACGGTTCTAGACTCTTTGAACTTGTTGATCGCCCAACATCTCCTGGTTTTGCCGTTGAACTTTATGCGGCTACTGCTGAGGCGCTGCAAAAATGGGAGAATCGCTTTAAACTCGAGCGCGTTAAAGTTGAGTCCATTAAAGAAGGTCATATTACTTTGATTTTAGAGGGGATTTATCTGCCGGATGGTAAGCCCATAACCTTAGATGGGATTGTTGTGTCATGATGCAAGACTTAACACGCCTTCAAAATCCGAATGTCATTGAAACGCTTGAGTATGAGGCGATTTTTGCGCAAATGAAGCAAGAGCTTATTCGCCTTGATCCCACGTTTTCAGCTCTGCTTGAAAGTGATCCGGCAATGAAGATTTTAGAAATTGCCGCTTGGCGTGAACTCCTTTTGCGTCAACGGGTCAATGATGCCGCGCGCGCTAATTTACTGGCTTTTGCCGCAAAATCAGATTTGGAACATTTAGCCGCTTTTTATGATGTACAGCGTAAATCAGGGGAAGATGATGAAGCTTTTAGGCGGCGTATCCAAGCTAAAATCATGGGCTGGTCGACGGCAGGAAGTCGTGAGCATTACCGTTATCACGCGCTATCTGCAGATATTCGTATTAAAGATGCGCGGGCTGAATCACCAAGCCCTGGAATGGTAAAAGTCTCGATTTTATCCCATGAAGGAAACGGCACGCCAAGCCAAGAGCTGTTAGAAAAAGCACGATCCGTTATTTTGCGCGATGATGTTAGGGTTTTAACCGATACCGTCGAAGTGGTCAGTAGCGGCATTATCCCTGTTAATCTTAAAGCTAAAATCTATCTCTATCCCGAAACTCCGGAGGGTATCATTGAGACAGCCAAAGCTGCTTTGATCAAAACGCTCAATGAAACAAAAGGTTTGGGATGGAACTTAACGCGCAGTTGGATCATTGCACACCTCTTTGCCCAAGGAGTGCAGCGTATTGAACTGCTGAGTCCGCTTGAGGATATTATCGTTTTGGATCATGAATGCGTTGCACTTGATTCCATAGAGCTAACGATGGGAGGGCGTGATTGGTGATGATGTTATTGCCTCCAAGTAGTTCGCCTCAAGAACAAGCCATTGTTGATGCGATTAGCTTTAGAGTTGATCCAAGCAAAATACGTGGGTTTAAATTTAGCCCTACCGACAGCGTCCTCCCATGGCTCATTCATGAATATGGACTGGGAGAAATTTTGGCCTGGGTGCCTGATCCAAGGCGCGCGATTCAAGATGGCGTTATTTTTCAACGGATTCGTGGCACTCCGGCATCCCTTCGTATGGCCTTAAAATGGGTTAATATTGAAAATATTTATATCGAAGAAGAACCGCCCGGCAAACACTTCGCCGAGTTTCAGGTGGGCATCCATGATGTACCGAATGATTTTTTTGTCGATAATGTGGTAGCCCTTGCAAGGCTTTCAGCACCGGCCAGGTCACGCTTGATGCGGATGTATAATGATCGCTATGATATCAGGCGATTTATGCTTGATAACAGTGAATTTGGATCACTGCTTTCTGATTATTCAGGGGTAAAACTTTCAGCTGATGGCCCCGTATTATCTTTCGGTCGATTTAATCCTTTTGAGGCTAAATCAGAAGAGGTTTTGCTAAAATTTGCAAGCGCACGCAGACATCATAATAGCACGTTAAGCGATGATCTCTACCGGTTAGATGTGGCTTTTATAGGTGAGACGGAGCCTCATACCCGCAATTACAACGGCATTTATATCCGCGATCATATTTGGCAAAATGCAGATCCATTATCACCCATCACTCCTGATTTTCAGCCGCCTCTTCATCTTGCCAAAGCATTGATTGTTTTATCTGATAGTTGGCGACTTGGCGATATTAACGCCTGTTTTCCCGTGCGTCTTGAACATGAGGTGGGAGCAACATTTATTTTAAGCGCAGATGTTTTATCTGAACATGTCTGGAAGATAAACTTTGAAGAAGTTTTGGAACGCTTTGCGTCAAACTACACGGAGAATCTCGACGCTGAGATCGTGTCAGACGTTAAGCCTTATTTTGCAAAAGAGCATTCGGACTGGTTTTCTGAAACACTGTTATGGCCTTATTTATCAGCAGATTCGCTAGGAAAATTGGAGCTTTTACCTTATCAAAAACGTGATCATTTTGAGCCCTATTTTTATGAAGGATGCTTGTTATGGCATGAGCATCGTCACTTAAACCGCCCTTGGACGAATACAGAGCCAATCGTGAATATAACCCTTAACTAGAACTTCGATATGTGTGTCAAAGGGTATTCATATGGCCATTTTAACCAAATCCGGCAGAGCAGCTATTGCTGCAAGCATTAAACAACAACCGATCCATCTTGCTTGGGGAACGGGTGATCCAAGTTGGGAAAGCACTCATACGGTCACTAAAACTTTTGCAAGCAATCAAATTGGGCTAGATCATAAGCCGGTGAAAGATGTGTCTATTACTCAAGCTGACACAACCTTTATTGCCGGTACCGATTATAGCGTTGATAGCGTGATGGGTGTGATCACTCGTCTTCCAAACGGTAATTTAGAAAATAACGCTACCGTTGCAATTTCCTACACTTATGCCACGCCGCCTGAACCCATTACCGCAAATGCTCTTTTGAATGAAGTAGGCCGCAGAACCGCTGATGAAGTCTTGTTTTGCGTAGGTGATGAAGACGGAGATTTGATCACCCCAACAGGCAGATTCAAGGCATCAAGTACGCCTACGAATAATCTTTTTCTCCGCTTTACTTTTGATTTTGATAATGCCAGCAACCAGATCATCCGTGAGCTTGGTGTTATGGTTGGCACCGTCACAAAGCCTGATTTACCTCCCGGCCAACGTTATTTTGAGCCCACAGATATAGATGAAAGCGGCATTTTACTGGTTCTAGAACGCACGGTGCCTTTGATTAGAACAGCAGCAACCCGCGAGACTTTCTCTTTTGTTGTAACGTTTTGATGAGGTGCTCGTGAATATATATTTTAAGACAAATGAGGCAAGTTTATGACTCTTAATAGCTATTACAACCGCTATGATCCGGCCAAAAAATATGATCGCACGCTCTTTCTAGCAGGTCGAGGGCTGCAATCGGCAGAGCTCAATGAAATGCAAGATTATGCGCTTCATAACCTTAAAGGCATTGGTGATGCGATTTTTAGAGATGGTGATGTGATCCGTGGCGGCACTTGCGTAGTGAATCCAGATACAGGAGAGACAACACTGGAATCTGGGTTTATTTATTTGCGCGGTGCTGTGCGAGAAATAGGTTCTACAAATTTCACCATTCCCACCAATGCAACGGTTAGAATCGGTGTGTGGTATGGCCTTCGCGATCCTGCTATTGGTACGCGCAACTATCAAGAGCCCGGCGCTGCACGCTTAAAAGCTGAAATTTCTTGGGATTTTCAAGTTGATGGAATAGCCCCTCCGACCCATGAAGGTGAGTTTTATCCAATTTATGGCGTAGAAAACGGCGTACTCATTCAGCATGCGCCACCGCCACAATTTGATGCAGTCAATAGTGCTTTAGCAAGATATGACCGTGAATCTAATGGCTCTTATGTGGTGAGCGGCATGGATGTTAGGTACCTCGACAAAGATAACGGTGAACAGATTTTTGTTATCAATGAAGGTAAAGCCCATGTGGATGGGTTTGAGATTGAACTTGCCCATAGCCTTCGTGTGCGTTTTGCCATTGACCCTGATATTCAAGAAATCGATTCTGATCCCTATACCTTTCAGCCAGGTGCCGGGGGCGTGATGGATCTCGTCCTCAACGAATCACCTGCCAATCAAATATTAAATGTTGATGTGACAGTTCAAAAAACTATCACGATGACGCACGGTTCTTATGCAGGTGCTATGGATCCAATTCCGGATACGGCAGTACTTGAGATCATTCAAATCAAACAAGGAACAACCACTTACGTCAGCGGTACGGATTATAAATTAAAATCCGGTGATGTGGATTGGTCTTTGCCCGGAGCAGAACCGGCTCCCGGTAGTTCGTATCAAATTACGTATCGCTGCCGCAGTAAAATTACCCCGCAAAATGTGACAGAAGATGGCTTTAAAATCTCCGGCGCTGTTGACGGTACATTGGTGCTTGTGGACTATAGCTGGATGATGCCGCGCTATGATTTAATCACAATCGATGCAACAGGCGTTGTCAGACGGATTAAGGGGCTTGCTCATCCATGGCGACCTTCTGTTCCGAAAGCTCCAAGCGGACAACTGGCTTTAGCTTACGTTTATCAAAACTGGCGCAGCGCTATTAAGCCCAATGTTTTTAATAATGCTATTCATGCTATTCCTATGAGCGATATTGAAGCTATGCGCTCAAGCATTAATGATCTTTATGATTTAATTGCCCAAGAACGCCTGCGTAATGATGCCAATAGCCGTGAACCTGCTGCTAAAAAAGGCGTATTTGTTGATCCATTTTTTGATGATGACATGCGCGATCAGGGGATTAACCAAACCGCTGCCATTGTCGATCGCGAGCTGACTTTACCGATTAATGCTTCTATTGCTGATAGCGGTAAAGGAACCGCGCCGTGGCTTTTACCTTATGTTTTAGAACCTGTTTTAGAGCAGCTCTTACAAACAGTGGATATGCAAATTAACCCTTATCAGGCTTTTGCACCGATACCTGCGAAGGTGGCGATTAATCTCAATGTGGATCGCTGGACTGAAGTGCAAACCACATGGTCAAGCCCAATCACACAACGGTTTAGCGTGCTTTCAAGCCCCATTACCCGTCAGGTTGTCGTTGGTGGCGGTGTTTTATCTATGGTGTCGTCTAGCACAACACAAAATGTTTCGATCGGCACTCAAATCAGTCAAACCACTGAGTTGCTCTCAAGTACAAGTCGTGAGGCTGCCTTTATGCGCCAAGCAACACAAACTTTTGATTTAGATGGATTTGCACCCGGTGAACAACTTCGTTTGGTGTTTGACGGTATTAACGTTGAACCGGTTAGTTTATAGGAGGAATTATGCCACTTGTTGCAGATAATAGCGGAAAAATCAAAGGCAAATTTACCGTTCCAGCCAATGTTCCAGCCGGTACAAAGCTTGTGCAGTTTATTGGAAATAAAGGCAATTACGGTGAGGCCACATATACAGGGCGAGGTATTATTACAACCGAAGAACGCAGGCGTGTTACGGTCATTACCGATATCAGGCGCAATGAAACCACCGTTGTCCTCACCCGTTTTGATCCACTGGCTCAAACCTTTACCTTAAGCGAAAGCCGCCATATTGCAGGCGTTGATCTGTGGTTTAGCAATCGCGGCACCAAAAGAGTAGTTGTACAAATTCGTGATACCAGTCTTGGTATGCCTACCCAAACAGTGCTTGCTGAAGGTAGCATTATGCCTGCTTCTATTAATGTGAATGGGACTTCTACTCGAATAACTTGGCAGCCTGTTTGGCTTGAGGCCGGCCATGAATATGCCATTGTATTGTTGACCGATGATGCTGATGCGGCAGTGCGTGTTGCAGAGCTTGGCAAATATGATGCAACCCATGCCAGATGGGTGACGAGTCAGCCTTATCAGGTGGGCGTACTTCTTTCATCAAGTAATGCTAGCACCTGGACGCCCCATCAAAATCGTGATCTCACTTTTAGGCTACTCGGTGCACGTTTTACAGAAAATACAAGAACGGTGGATTTAGGATCAGTTACAGCCACTAGCATTTCCGATTTGATTGCGCTTGCAAATGTTGAGCGTGTTGCCTCTGACACTGATGTGCAATTTACCCTGACAGAGCAAGACGGCACAGAGCATAAATTATCCGATGATTTGCCGATTGCCCTGCGGGCCCGCGTCACCGGTCCTTTGAGCGTTAAAGCTTTGCTCAGTGGCTCTGCGCTTAGAAGCCCTGTGCTATATCCCGGCATTCAAATTGTTCTAGGCAACATGTCTGAAACGGCAGATTACGTCACAAGAGCTATTACGGCAGGCAGCAATAGTAAAGTAAGCATCACCTATGAAGCGCTGATGACCGGGACCGCTGATGTTAAGGTCTACATCCAAAAGGCGGACGGCACTTGGCAATTGGTTGATTTAACAAATGGCAAAGCTGTAGGTGATAGCTGGGTTGAGCGTACCCATATTATTTCAAGTTTTAGCGCCACTGAAACCAGGGTGAAGTTGATTCTAAGCGGCAATATTCTTTATCGCCCTAAAGTACGCTCTTTACGGGTTGTGATTACTTGATATGCCAAATGATATCAGCCAAAGGGGCTATAAGCTGCCCCACCCAGATAACATAGCATCCCAAGATGTGGTGCGTATTCGGGAAACAATTATTGCCATGGATGCGGACGTTTCATCACGAGAAGCTGAACATAAGAAATTAAAGGAGGCGTTTGATCGCTTCACCTTTGAAACTTTTTTGAATTTGTGGAGCAACCATGACAATAGCTAAAGAAGCCGTTTATGCGCTACATCAGCGCCTTAAGGATTTATCGATCAATGCACCGGCTGATCAACTGGCTTATTTAGCCAAAGCTTTGGAATCCATTGCAGGCCATAGCACGGTTTATGACATCGTCAATATGTCTGATGAAAAACTGCAAGCCCTTTTGGATGCAGCAACGGCGCATTTAGCTAATTTAAATACCAGTAAAACCAGTGCATTATCAGCGATTGATAGCGCTAAAACTTCATCTATTGATGCCATCAACACCAATAAAACAACATCGCTTACGGCTCTGCAAACAGCAACGACCACGAACTTATCTTTGCTTGATGCCAGAAAAGATACCAATATTACGGCCATCAACTCAACCGGGCAAACGCAGCTTCAAGCTTTAAATACATTAGTAAGTAATTTATCCTCTATTAACGATGTTCCGGCAAATTCCACCATCATGACTGAAGTGCGAAACCGCAACATGATTGAAACAGGAACATTGCCATTTATTTTTGGCATATTAAGCCGTCAAAACGATTACTGGGGAGCTGGGGATTTAACAACGCAACTTGGCGTTTGGTATAACAACGTGGCCAATGCCGATAACATGCTTCAGCTTTTATCAGGAACCCATGCGTATAGCACAACCTATGCAGGATTTTACAGAGCGCCTCAGCTCTATTTTTTACAAGGCACAAACGGAATGTTTATCCATAAAGAAATGTATGTCAAATACGCTGTTTCGACTAATGAATACACATATCCTTGCGCCGGTCTGGGGGTGATTTTTGTAAAAAATAATACGAATGCTGATATTACCAGAACACTTTCGTTCGGCGGCTCAACTTATTGGTCTTCAGGTTATGAGGGTATGGGATTATTTTTAGCAAACCCAAATAACACCAATGCGAATAAATCCTCTATTAGCGGATTAACATGGACCAATCTTTACAACAATGCTACCAGCAACGCTAATATTACCTCTTCAGCAAGTGTGACCATTCCTGCCGGTAAAACGGTGGCTATTTTATTCTATACATCTGCCTACTATTACACTGCGATCAACAGCTATTACACCCAGTTTATCCATTGGTACATCTATAACTTTAAAAGTGCATTTTTGACCACAGGTCTTGAGGTAGATATCGACAGAACACTAAGAGCCTGGCAGTGCCGAGGCTATCAATATTCATATGAAATTTGGAAATGAGGTCAGCTATGCCAATTTATTTACGATTTGAAAATGCTTTGCAAGTTGAAGCAACAACGCTTTCAAAAAAGCCTGAAGGAAGTGGATGGCTCAAAGCGCCGGCTGAATTTGACTTTGAAAAACGTTATAAGCTTTTAGATGACGGCACCATTGCCGAGCGCGATGAAAGTGATGTAGCTACAGAATTACTGGGCAATTCAAAAGTTGGAGCATTAGATACGGTGCGCTTTATTCTAAATACCTATCGCCGTAAATACGCAGGTTATTCCCATGAAAAATCCAGATCTTACGATATTCAAGCCAAAGCGGCCGAAAGTATTTTAAACGCTGTAGCCAATAATCAAACGCCAAATGAAGCAGATACGGCTCTAATTCAGCCGCTTGCAGACCTGCGCTCCATTTCAGTGATTGATATGGCCAAGCTGATTCACTCCAAAGCCGAAAAAAGTGTGAAGGCTATTGCAAAATGTGAAGCCCTTGAAGATCAAGCCCAAAATGCAATTAAGAAGGCAGCAACTCAAGAAGAACTGAGCTTATTTCTCAATAGCTTTGAAGAAAATTTAAGTAATACCTTAAAGCAATTATAGGAGGAAGCTATGGCCGAACAATTTTTACATGGCGTTGAAGTTGCTGAAATCTCAAGCGGTCCTCGCACGATTCGTACCACCAAATCTTCCGTCATTGGTTTGATCGGCACCGCTCCGGATGCCGATAATACAATCTTTCCACTCAATAAGCCCGTGTTGATTGTTGGCTCTCGCAGAGAAGCAGCCAAACTTGGGGATACCGGAACTTTGCCCATGGCGATTAATGGTATTTTTGATCAAATTGGCGCAATGGTGATTGTGATACGCGTTGAAGAAGGCGCAGATGAAGCAGAAACCATTGACAATATCACTGGCGGCATTGCTGCACAAAAAGGCGATTACAAAGGCGTTCAAGCATTTTTAAGTGCCGAAAGTATTGTGCATAGCGCACCTCGTATTTTAATTGCACCAGGCTTTACCCATCAAAGACCCAATAATCAAGCCAATCCCGTTATCAGCGGTATGCTGGCTATCGCAGATAGATTGCGCGCGGTTATTATTGCAGATGGTCCGAACACCAATGATCAAGACGCTATTACCTGGCGCAAGGATTTTGGTCATGCGCGGGTTTATGTTGTTGATCCATGGGTCAAGATTTTTACGGGTCAAGAAGAAATTGTGCCGCCAAGCCCTTATGTAGCAGGCCTAATTGCTCGCAGTGATAACGAAAATGGCTTTTGGTGGTCACCGTCTAATCAAGAAATTTATGGCATCGTTGGCACCGCAAGACCCGTTGATTTTACTTTAGGGGATGCAAATTGTCGCGCCAACTTTCTTAACGAAAATGACGTCACAACTATTATTCACCAAGAGGGATACCGACTTTGGGGCAATAGAAGTTGCTCTAGTGATCCCAAATGGGCGTTTTTATCGGTACGCAGAACCGCTGATTTAGTTAATGACAGTTTGCTACGCGCTCATATGTGGGCCGTGGATCGCAATATCACCCGCACTTATTTAGATGATGTGGTGGAAAGCGTAAATGCCTATCTGGCTCATCTCAAAGCACTGGGTGCTATTTTAGGTGGGCAGTGTTATCCAGATCCAGAACTGAATACCCCGGCTAATATTGCGCAAGGTAAAGTCTATTTCGACTTTGATTTTACGCCGCCTTATCCGGCAGAGCGGATCGTCTTTCGCTCCCATTTGATTAACGATTATATTAAGGAGCTGATCTGATGTTGCCAAAAATTCTTAAAAACTTTAACGCTTTTGTTGATGGTCGTGGTTATGCCGGACGCATCGATGAAATCAGTCTGCCAAAGCTTTCCATTAAAACCGAGGAACATCGTGCGGGTGGCATGGATATTCCTGTAGCCATTGATATGGGTATGGAGAAATTAGAAGCAGAGCTCACATTCTCTGAGTATGACCCTGAGCTTTTTAGGCTCTTTGGACTTATAGACGGCAACGCTGTTTCGCTTACCCTTCGTGGTGGACTGCAAGGCAGCGGCGATGCTGAAGCTGTGGTTGTGAATTTACGCGGCCAATTTAAAGAACTTGATCCTGGTAATTGGAAAGCAGCAGACAAAGCAACGCTTAAATGCACCGTCTCCATCCGTTATTACAAACTGACCATTGATCGCCGTGAACTTATTGAAATTGATGCTGAGAATATGGTGCGAAAAATCAATGGCGTCGATCAAATGTCATCACTTCGAACTGCTTTAGGGATTTAATATGCACAAAATTAAGCTTATTGAACCAATTAAAATTGACGGAGTAAATATTTCAGAGCTGACTTTAAGACGACCTAAAGTGCGTGATCGTCTAGCTGTTGAAAGACTTGGAACCAACGATGCTGAAAAAGAAGTAGCGCTGATTGCCAATCTTGCCGACATTCCAAAAGATGCCGTGGAAGAATTAGATCTCGCTGATTACGCCAAAATCCAGGAGGCATTACAGGGTTTTTTGTTGCCATTAAATCCGACGACTTAAGAAGTAGCGTGCTATCACTTGCTGCTTTTACAGGTGGTGGGATCGGTGAATTTTTAGAAATGGAGATCGAGGAGTTTATCTTATGGCTTAACAGTGCGAGGGAGTTACAAAAGACATGACAGCAATTCACACCTTATCCGTTGTTATCGGCGCTGCCTTAAAAGGAAATTTTGGCGCCACCATGGCCCAAGGGGCATCTCAGCTTAATCGACTCGGTCAGGCCATTAAGCAACTTGAATCATCAGGCAAAACCGTCGGTAAATTCCAGCAATTACAACGCGATACCTTAGTTGCTAAACGCACTTGGATGGAGGCTGAAAACCAAGTTAAATCTCTTGCTATGCAGATGGCAGCTACTGCTAACCCCAGCAAAGCATTGGTTACAGAATTTGAGCGCTCTAAAACAGCAGCCCTTAAGGCTAAAACGGTCTATCTACAAAAACGTGAAGCATTACATTCCCTTGATAGTGAAATACGAAAATCCGGCCAAGATATCCAAGGTCTTATTGCGCAGCAAACCAAATTAGGTTCGTCTATCGAAAAACTTAAAGGCCATTATGTAGCCCTTGATCGCTTGATGCAAAAACGCCAAGGGATACTTGCCCAGCGCGCTAATCTGCGTGGCCAAATGTTTGATGCAGTGGCGCTCGGTGCAACATTTACCGCACCCATTAAAGCCGCAATCGATTTTGAAAGCGCCATGGCTGATGTTCGCAAAGTTATTACTTTTGATACCCCAGATGGTCTTCAAAAACTCGGCGAGACTTTAAAAATCATGTCACGGGAGATTCCTCTTTCAGCCGCAGGTCTTGCGCAAATTGCAGCAAGTGGTGGACAGCTTGGTATTGCGGCTAAAGACTTATCAGCATTCACCAATACCGTTGCTAAAATGGCTACTGCTTTTGATATGTCAGCTGAAGAAGCCGGTGATGCCATGGCAAAATTGGCAAACGTTTACCAGATTCCCATTACGGAGATGACCAAGCTAGGTGATGCAATCAATTACCTCTCTGATAATACCGCAGCCAAAGCCAAGGATATAGTGCCGGCACTTAACAGAATTGGCGGTACAGCTAGGCAATTTGGCTTAACTGCTGTACAAGCAAGCGCCCTTGCCGGTGCCTTTATCAGCCTTGGCAAAGCTCCGGAAAAAGCAGGTACGGCAATTAATGCGATGCTCAGTAAACTGCAAACTGCTGGCAAACAAGGTAAAAAATTCCAAGATGCTTTGCGTCAAATGGGTATAAGCGCCAAACAGCTGGAAAAAGATATCGGCCAAGATGCCCAAGGGGCTTTGGTTAAATTCCTTGAGGCCATGGAAAAAATGGACAAACAAAAACGCTCCGGAATCCTCTTTGATCTGTTTGGTATGGAATATCAAGACGATGTAGCACTCTTGGTGGGCAGCCTCAACGAATACAAAAAAGCCGTGAACATGATCAATGATGAGACCAAGTTTGCAGGCTCGATGCAGCGTGAATTTGCCAATCGTGCAAACACCACAGCCAATAATTTACAGCTTCTAAAAAACGGACTTGCAGAAGTTGGAATGAATTTGGGCTCAGTACTGTTACCGCCTCTTAATGCTCTGGTCAATGTGCTACGCAGCGCAACCACGCAAATGGCCGTCTTTGCTGAAGCTCATCCTATTCTAACTAAGCTAATTATGGGTGTAACAACGGCTCTCATTGGCGGTAAGATCGCTGCTATCGCACTTGGCTATGCCTGGACCTTTATTCAAGGTGGAGCCTTGGCCCTTGCCACAGCCTGGCGCGGTCTGCTTATTACGATTACCCTTGTTAAAGCAGGTTTTATCGGTGTTAATAGCGCTTCG